AGTATTTGGATTCATTGTCACACCAGCGGCCTGTTTTACTGCTAGATTGGCACCTTCACCTGCCGCTTTTGCTACGTTTACTTGTGTCATTGCAAGTTTACCTAAATCTCCACCTGCACTACCTTGTAGACCAGCAGAAAGTGTTGACCCTACGCCACCTGCAAGTGAATTTAAAATATTTTTACCACTTTTGGCCGCTGCCTCACCTATACCACCACTAAAACCTAAATCTGCATTATCATATGCAACGTTATCTCTAAATTGTAATGCAACAGGTGTAAAAAGTTTTACTGATTTATCTATTTGTGATTTTTTTGAATTACCTTCTATTGTTGTAAATTCAGGACTAGTGCCTTGATGTTGGTCAGCAACACCTGTTTCGTCATCACCAACTAAGTCTTCTGTATCTTTACCTGAACCAAATAAACTAGAAACACCTACTAAAGCGCCTATATCTACAGGTTCTTCTTCAAAGATACTAAACATGAGTCTACCTTTGTAATCGTCTGGATTATTGAGTGGATATTCTAAATCTTTTCTACCCTTTAATGTTGGTATTGCTTCTGGAAGTGAATCAAATAAAACTTCTTTTCCAAAATTTGCTAATGTTTTGCCAAAATCTGCCATATGTTACTCTAATAAATAGTTTAATATAGTTCTATTTATACACAAATGAAGACATACAAAGGAAGATATCGAGTAAAAAATATAAAAAAGTATAAAGGTGACCATACTTCGGTTATTTTTAGGTCTTTGTGGGAAAGGCATTGCTTTCGATGGTGTGACGATAACCCAAAAGTAGAGTCATGGAGTTCAGAAGAAACTGTTGTGCCTTATTATTACGAGATAGATAAACGTTATCATAAGTATTATCTTGATTTGAAAATAACATTTAAAGAAGGTAAAACACTTCTTGTTGAAATAAAACCAGATAAAGAAACTAAACCACCAAGAGGTGCAAAACGAACAAAACGATATATTACTGAGGCAACAACATACGTTAAGAACATGAACAAGTGGGAAGCGGCAGATGAATATGCAAAAGATAATGGTTACGAGTTTCAAATTTGGACAGAAAAAACACTTACTGCAATGGGTATTATGCCAAAATCAACAAAACCTTTAAAACCTTTTACAAGACGTAAGAAATAAGTATAAATAGAAGTATGTCAAATATCTTTCAGAAACTAGAACTCGCGGCATTTCGTAATCAAATTACTCCACGAACCGAAGAGAGTAGAGCATGGTTTATGAAGAAAGCGAGAACGATACGAGGTATTAATAGAGAAGAACTCATGAAAGAAGATGAAGTCAGTAGTGGTGGTAGACGAATCATCGGGTCAATGCAGATGTTCTTTTATGACCCAAAATTTAAACAGACATTACCGTACTATGATACTTTTCCATTAGTTATTGTAATCAAACCTGCAAAGGGTGGGTTTCTAGGATTGAATCTACATTATTTGCCACCAACGCTTCGTGCAAAGTTTCTTGATGCATTAATGGACAATGTCACAAGTAAGAAAAGCGATAATGCAAAGTTTGACTTAACAGTAAGATTGTTAGCAAGTACAAGTAAGTTAAAGTATTACGAACCTTGTATCAAACATTATTTAAATGCACAAGTAAAGAGTAAGTTTGCAGAAGTCAAGGCACCAGAATGGGAGATTGCTACATTTCTACCAACTGCTCAATTCCAAAAAGCAACACAAACTAAAGTCTATGCAGATAGCAGGAAAATGATATGACAACAGGAGTAATAGATACATTTAAAAGTAGAGTAAACGAAGGTGGTGGACTTGCTATGGCAAATTTGTATCGTGTGTTTTTACCACCAATTATTGGTGTCAGAACAGAGGATATGGATATTCTCTGTAAGGCCGCACAAATACCAGGTAGACAACTACTATCAACAGAAAGATTTATGGGTATGACAACTATGAAAGTTGCAAATGGTTATACTAGTGACGATGTAACTTTAACGTTTTATTGTTTAAATGACATGAGAATCATCGATTACTTTCATGCTTGGCAATCAAAAGCAGTTAACCAAGAAGAACAAGAAGTGGGTTATTTAAATGATTATACTTACCCAGTAATTATTCAAGCACTTAAAAAAGGTGCAGAAAATCCACTGTTAAAACCTAAAAAGTTATTTGACAATAAACTACCAAATGCATTAAAAGATATGATACCACCAATTGGTCCACTTGACTTAGCAAATGGTACTTTTGATTTAGGTTTATTAGGAGATACAGGTTTGAGATATATGGCAGAAGGTGTAACATATTCTTGTCGTTTAGATAAGGCATATCCTACTGTTATAAATAGTTTTGAAATGAATGGCGAACAAAATGGTTTGCTAGAAGTGAGTGTGACGTTATCGTACAAAAACTTTACGATAGTTGAAGGCAACTTAAAAGATAGAATCATCGACAAGGCAATTGACGTTGTTGGTGAAAAAGTAAAAAGTAAACTCAAAAACAAAATGCTTGGCGGGTTTACAAGTACTTTAATATCTAGATTATAATATATAATATAGGAGAAATATATGGCATTGCCAAAATTGAATACATCACCAAAATATGAAATGGTGATACCTTCTTCGAAACAAACGGTAAGATATAGACCTTACTTAGTAAAAGAAGAGAAGGTTTTGTTAATGGCATTTGAAAGTAATGATTCGTCTCAGGCGATGAATGCTATCATTGATACAATAATAGTTTGTATTGATGAAGATGTTAAACGTGAGACATTAACAACATTTGATGTCGAATACATGTTTACTCAAATACGTAGTAAATCTGTAGGAGAGACAAGTAAAGTTAATGTTAAATGTGAGAAATGTGAAACATTAAATGCAGTTACTATTAATTTAGCAGATATTGAGTTAGATAGTCCTGAAAGTGTTAATGATGAAGTTCAATTAACACCTGAAGTATCAATTGAATTATCTTATCCGTCAGCGGATAGTTTAATAAACATTGATAAGAAGGCAACTCAAGCAGAAAAAATTCTTGCTACTATTGTTGCATCGATAGATGTAATTAAAACAGAAGAAGAAAGAGTTTCTACTAAAGATGTAACAAAAGAAGAAATAGAAGAGTTTGTTGACAGTATGACTGGTGAACAATTTTCTAATCTTGCAGAATATGTTAAAAACATTCCTACTTTAAAAGAAAATGTTGAATTTGTTTGTGAAAATTGTGAGCATAATAATTCGAGAGAATTAGTAGGTTTTACTGATTTTTTTTAGTAAACCTTTCTCATGATACTCTCATAAATTACTATGAGACTAATTTTTCGTTTAATGCAACATCATCATTATTCTTTGCATGAATTAGAGAATATGATGCCATGGGAAAGGGAAATATATGTTTCCATGTTAATGGATTGGATAAAATTGGAAAACGAGAGACTAGAAAAACAAAAGAGAAAATAAATGGCAGAAGATAAAGGCGACTTACGAACAAAATCGGCAAGAGAAGCAATAGAAGTCTTGACGAATAAACTTATTGGATATAATCGTAGAGATACAACTCGTCAAAATAAAATTCTAGAACAACAAACTGTTACTAGTGAAAAACTAGATAACTTACTTGAAGCATTCACAAATAATCAAAAACAAGATGAACAATTTCAAAATCAACAAACTACAAATCAAAAGAAAGAGTCCGCAAAAAGCAAAGAAAAAGATATAGACCAAAAAAAGAAAGACCGCAAGAATGTATTTTCTAGAGCAGGTTCTGCCATATCTGGAGTTGGTAAATCAATCACTGGTACTGCAAAAGGTTTTGCGAGTGGAATGACTGGTTTACTAAAAGGCACTGGTTTTGCAACAGCAGGAGCAGGTATTCTTGCTGGTGGTGCCGGGTTCTTTCTACAACAACTAAATGAACTGGACGCCGATTCGATAAAGGAAAATGTAAATAAATTGTTATCAATTCAGGACGATTTTGAAGGTGGTGCTGGAGAATTTTTCAAAGAATCTGGTGTGTTTGTACTAGCAATGACTGGTATTGGTATTGGTTTAGCAGTATTTGGTATAGGAAGTGCAATAGCAGGTATGTCAGATGCATTAACGAAATTTTCAAATGCCCAGTTTGCAACAAGTATAAAAGAAAACGTAAAAGTATTATTAAGTATTAGTGATGAATTAGGTGGAGCGGGTGCATTCTTAGGTGATTCTGGAACATTTTTTCTAGCAATGACTGGTATAGGTTTAGGACTTGCAGTATTTGGTATAGGAAGTGCAATAGCAGGTATATCAGATGCAGTGACGAAATTTTCAAATGCCCAGTTTGCATCAAATATAAAAGCAAATGTTTTAACCTTATTGAGTATCGGTTCTGACCTAGACAAACAGGGTTTGAGTTTCCTTCAAGAAGGTGGTGAATTCTTTAAAGCAATGTCAGGCATCGGGGCAGGGTTAGCGGTATTTGGTATAGGAAGTATTTTAAATTTATTTACAGGCGATGATTTTGGTAAAAAGATAAAAGGTAATGTAACTGACTTATTAAGCATAACAGATGTAGTAGAAGGTAAGAAAGGGTTAAAAGAACGAGCAGATGATTTTAGTTATGCTATGGGTAGCATAAGTGCAGGTCTTCTTAAATTCTCTGGTGGTACTCTCATAAGTTCTTTGGCAGATGCCGCATCTGGTATACTAAACTTCTTTTCTGGTGAAGAATCTGCTATGGGACAAATTTTGTCTATTGCAGATAGAAAAGGAGAAATAGAAGAAGGTGCAAAAGCAGTTGATAGTTTAACAGAATCAATCACTAAACTAGGTGCGATTGGTCAAGTTAAAGTAAATACAGATTTTTTTGGCAATATTTCAGATATAGCACAAACAGTTCCTGTAGTTGATGCATTAGCAAATGGTGGTAAAGTAAGATTAAAAGGAGATACTTTTGCTACTACTATTGAAAAAGGTATACTAGACCCTAGTATAAAATTACCAGAAGTTGTAGAAAAAATTAAGTTAGTTCAACAAGCATTTACACCAGCGCCTGCAGTTTCAGGTGTAGGACTAGGTGATGCTACTGCAACAAATCAAGAATTAACGAATGGAAATGCAGGTGGTTCTACAGTAATAGATGCATCAACAAACACTAATACATCTACAAGTGGTGACACACTAGCAATGTCTAGTGGTCCAGAACCAGCAACAAATAGAAGAAATAGAAGAGGTTAAAAAAAGGGCGATACTGAGAGGTAATTAGTATCGCCCTTAAAAACTTGTTTTTATATCAACAAGTTTTACGATTCGTCATTTGCCAATTTAGCAAAATAACTCAAAGTTTCATCATCTGATTCAGTAGCATTAACTTCTGGTGCTGGCGCACTTGCAGATACAACTGGTGTTTCCATCGAAGATGGTTCAACTGCTTCTGCTGTTTTAGTTAAGTCTTCACTTTTTTGAGTCATACCTTCACCAACTGCTTCACCAAGAACTACAGATAGTCTCTGCTTTAGTTCATCGTAAGTCTTATATTGAGTAGGGTCAACGAACTCTGCAACATTAAACATAGAGTTGTATGTTGCTTCAAGTTTAGTTTCGTCTGCATCATATAATGATGTAGTAGGTTTGAACGAAGATTTATCATAGTTTCTGTAACCAGCAACATTAGTAATCTTTAATTCAAAGTCTGCACCTGCCCAAAAGTCAAATGGGTTAACAGGTTCTTCGCCAGGGAATTGAGGTTGCATCACGTCCATAACTTTGTCCATGATTTTCTTACCAAAGTCATATAAAAAGACTTTACCTTCATTGGCACGGTTTGCAGGGTCTGAGACAACAAGAATGTTTACTAC